TCCCCGCTGCTGCCATTCGCTTGCAGCGTTCCGCTGATGTTCTTGATGACGGTGAACGGCTTGGCGTAGGGAATCGGCGTGCCGCCGGCGGCCACTACTAGGTCGTCGATGCGCTCCACGATGTCGGGCGCGTCGATGGTCAGCACCAACCCCCGCAGGATTCCTCGGTCCGTGCCGGCGCCGATGGTCACGCGGAACTGGTAGGAGTCCCGCTGCGCGACGATCTGGCCAGGCCAGGGCAGCCACGTCCCGGGTGCTCCGTAGAAGGGGTCCGCGTCAGGTCCGTAGAACGAGTCGGCGTCTTGCTCATAGAAAGAACCCGGACCCGCCAACCGATACTCGATGGCCAGGTCCGTGCCTTGCGTGTCGGCCACCAGCGTCATGATCGATCCGGCGAGCGCCGAGATAACCGTGATGGGCTGCGTGACATACACCATCTGCCCGTAGGCGCCGACCTCATAGAAAGGCTCGGTGTCGCCGGCGTAGAAGCTCTGGTCGTCGGTCCCGTAAAACGAGTCCAGAGCGTTCGCCGAGGGGTCGCCAGAAACCAGCGTCCACCCGCTCGATTCGGAGGCGTCGTAGGGCCAGCCCAAGGCATCAAAGTCCCACTCCTCCAACACGTTCGCGATCGGCGGGTCTCCGAGGTTCATCACGATGTTGCCAGTCGCGAGCGACTGGTTGCCGCTGGTGTCTTGAGCCTTGCCCATGATCGTGACGACACCGCCGGGGCGAGTGACCAAGTCGTAGGGACTCTCGGTGATCAAGCCGGTATGCATCGGCGCTGCGCTGTTCCAGTCGGTGTTGTTGCCGTAGTGGAAGCGGAAGACAAAGCCGGCGAGATCCGGCACGCGCCGCGGCAGGCTCCACGAGAGAACGGCACCAGAAACCGAGAGGTCTTCGATGTTCGGGGGAGGCTCGGTCTTACCAATCACCTGGTGGGTGAACTGAGTGCCCCATACGCTGGTAGCAAGACTGTTTTTGGTCCGCCCGCGCACCAGGATGACTGCGAGGTCAGGCACGCCGAGGAACTTAGCTTCCGTCGCGTCTCCCGGCACCACCACGCTGCGCCATTCGCCATCAGGCAGAACCAGATACTGAATCTCGACATTGCCACCAGAGACTATCGAAGCGTCCTGGATCGGGTGCCACACGACCCGAACGCCATTCACCACGGTGCCGTCGCTTTGCACGACGAGCTCATCCTCGCCGCTGAAGATCGACACGATGGGCGGCGGGCTGATCTCCCACGGTCGCGGGAGGCCGGTGTTCGGTGCGCTGCCGCCGGGCACGAACGGCGCACCCTGCGCATAGATCGAAGCCGTGGTCTCCTTCATTGTCAGCATCACGAAGCCCTCTGGAGAGAAGGTTCGGTTCAGGATGCGGAACTCCTTATTGACCCATCCGTAGCGCGCAAGCGTCAGCGTCACACCATCGAATAGCTCGAGCGGGTATGCCCGCATCTTGAAGGGCAGCGTCACAGTCAGCGGGTCGCGCGCATCCCGCAGCATGATCGCGGAAATATGGTTCGCCTGGCCGGCGTAGAAGACCGCCGGCATCGTGACTTCCCGCGGCAGCTCAGCACCGTCAGCAGCAACAAGCGATTCAGCGCGGTAAGGCGCGAGCGGCGTCTCCAGGTAGTTTGCCGCTTGATCCCAAATGCGCGCCGCAATGGTGTTGAATTTGTCGTTGCGAGCGCGGTGAGGACTGATGCCGATCGGGCTCTGTGCGCTAGACCCATCGTTCGTTCGCTGCACCACCGCGAGGTCCGCATCCGTGAGATGCATCACGGGCGCCTGATAAACGCCGGCGCGCAGCACGAACTCGGCACCGGAGTAAGCCCACTCGCCACCCATCGCCTGCACCAGGTCGTCGAGTACATCCCGCGGCGGTGCGCCGAACGGGACTACGAGAGCGGCCCTGTACTTCTGCACGAGGTCGGAGCCGGTGTAACTGGCAGCGGCATCGTTCGCGTTGGCGGCGGCGATGATGCTTGCCTCTTCATCCGCCGTCAGCGAAGTGCGTTTTCCGAACTGCGGGTGCAGCAGAACGTGGCGAGCCATGATCGCTGGGTTCTCAGTGAACTGGGTCAACCCGTTGCGCGGCTCGTAACACTTCGCTCCGCGGATCTGCGCGGTGATGTTCGGGAGGCCCGTCGGGAAAGACGTTTCTTCATAAACGAACTCGCATTCGAGGAAGGCCACGCCTCGCGCGCGGTGCTCTGCGGTCCACATGCCAGGCAGAAGCAACTGCATGCGCTGGTCGGATGCTTGATTCGGGGAACCAAGGTGGATGAACACGCGCGCCGTAGAGAGGAACTGCTCCCACTGGTAGGTGATGGTGTACTCGGCCCCGGGCTGGGGGTCCGTGATCGATAGGACGTTTCCAACCAGCGTGTAGGGGACGTTGCTTGCACCGCTCGGATAGAAATATTCCCGAGAACCAAACGGCACTGCATACAGCACCGAAAGGGTGCCCGGGATCGGCGTGTGCGCAAGCGTTCTAACCGGATGCCCGTCCGATTCTTTGACCGTGATCTTGTTGGTCCGCCCCCACGGCGCTGTCGTGACGTTGCCGTCGGCATCAAGGTTGATTGGCGTCTCGTTGAAGTAGATCTGCTCGACCGCATCGATCTCGTGACCAGCCAGCGCAAGGCATGCCACATAGACGGCGTTGTATGGCGCCACGCTGGTCTGGAAGAAAACCGCCCCGCCCTTGCGCGTGCGGCCGAGCACGAGTTCGCGCGAGGCGACTGGGTTCTGAACGTTCACCAAGCGGTCGACGACAGACGCCTCGTACTGGGCACGCTGCTGACGTTCCGCCTTGCGCTTCTGCGAGCTGCTCATGGCCAGGGTGCCGAGCAGCGTGATAGCGGTGGCGATGTACCCCGCAGCCGCTGCGGTAACTGTCACGCCGGCGGCGGTGCCGATTGCCTGGATGACCGGAACGAGGACTTGAGGCATCAGATCTTCCAAGCCGCCAGCGCGGCACTCATGCGAAGGGCAACATAACCGTCTCTCCCGGGAGCAATGGCGTTCACACCGTTGCACACGCCGAGCATTTCGCGGCCTTCGTTCTCCACCAGGACCAGATCGCCGACAGCAGCAAATGCCGGCAGCACGGGAGCGCCCAGGTACTGGGCCGCCAGCTCGCGCAGGCCTCCGGCTCGCAAAATCAATCGGCCGGCCGCCGCTTCGCTTTCGTAGGGAGCAACCATTTCCATCGGGTTCTCGCCCGTGAGCGCCTCCACGGCAGCTGCGGCGAACGTGCAGCAGTCATTCGCGCCCCAGGCAAATGGCATGGACGCACGCTCTCGCGCGAACGCAGCGAAGCGCTCCTGCCAGTCGATGCGCCTCATCGCTGCGCCACCGCCAGAAGCCACTGCTTGCCAGCCCACACGATGGGCTTGTTGGCTTGCGAAAGGACGTACTCGAAAGCGCGATCACCCGGATAGAGTGATTGCTGGTCGACGTTGCTATAGGTCAGAGGGCTTCCACGCAGGAGATCGACAGCCGTACTTTCGGCGTTCACGGAGATCGTGCATGTGTCGCCGTCCTCTTCGATGCTCATGGCATCCAGCCGACCCAACCAGTCGATCGGAGCGTCCAGCACAGCGCCGGCCTCGCTCAGGATTGCGAGCCGGATGGTCAGCAGAGCGCCCTGCACGATGTTGGCGTCATCGAGCGCAAGCGATATGTATTCGGTCGAGACGCCCGACATCGTCAACTGCAGCCCCTTGATCTCGCCAGGCGAGTCGTCAATCGGGCTGATCGAGCCGAGGCCGGCTGCGCCGCGGTAGGTCACACCTGCGAAATCAATGTCTCGGTTTGAGGCATTGAGCGCCACGGGGAACCCCGGGAACTGCATGTAAACCAGCGGGACCATGAACAACACCGACGCGCTGAGCGCAGCGGCCGCCGACCCGGTCAGTGTTTTCATCAGATGGCCTCCACGAAGTCGATGGAGACACCAGCAGCGTAGCCGGTGAAGTACTGGAAGCCCGGCTGCGAAACCTTGCGAAACGGCGCTGTCGGCGCGTCCCAGATCACAGCAGTGCCGGCGACGATGGCATAACGCAGGCGGTTGACGATCTTGACCACCAGGAGGCCCGCGCCGTCGGCCACGGCGTCCTCTGCAACTTGCAGCAGCAGCCCGGCCACGCCGATCATGTCGCCCATGGTGAGGGTGGCGCCCGTCGTGGTGTTGATCCCAAGGATGCCTGCGCCCACTGCAGCGGCCTGGGCCGTGGGCGCACCGCGCATTGAGCCAACAGGCTGACGGCGCTTCATGTGCCACAGGTTGCAGGTGTTTGTCATGCCGCGCAACGCATTCAAGAACGCCTCGTTGCGGGCTGCAGTCTCCTGGTGCCCCAGCGGCAAACTCAAGGTCACAAGCCACCGGTCGTTCAGTTGGTCCACCACCTGCTCACTGCCGCCGAAAGGCGAACCGAAAGCCCGCTGGTTGGTGAACATCTGCATCGAGAACGATTCGACCTTGAAGGTCGGCGGAAGCGCGATGACGGTCATTCCTGTCCCCCATATGCCCGGCTGCGGCTGAACCTGGCGGCCGTCTGGCGCTGCGCCGTCTGCACGGTTTCTAGAACCATGCTCTTCGAGGCCACGTCACCCACCGTCATCTGGTAAATCACGGTCGTTCCGCCCCCACCGCCCATGGCGTGATTCGGAACGATGGTCCCTGCCACGCTGGGCACAAACAGCTCGACCCCGTGCTCGCCTACGATGCTGGGCTTACCGACCAGAGGATTTCCACCATCGCCGAACTTGAGAAGGCCACCAAGCCAGGTGCCGATGCCGGCAAGCAAGCCGCCCCCAGACCCGCCGGTGATCGAAAGCCCGGAGCCTCCGGAAAGGCCGATCAACTTGAGATAGTCGGCATCTCCACTTAGCGCTCTGCCGCCGCCATTCAGCGCACCGATCAACCCTTTAGCCAATGGACCGGTGATCGTTTGTTGAATGGCGACGCGCGCGAGGTCTGCGACGATCGAATCGGCCAGACTGCTGGCATTCAGCTTGCCCGTGGTGACAAACTTCACGAGCGCGTCTTCGGCACCACGGAAACCGTCGGTGAATGCCTTCTCGGTCGTCGCCGCCACGTTGGCGATCGCATCGGAATAGTTCGCCAGCGCGGTCGTTGCCCCCGTCTGCCAATCCGCCTGCTTCGACTTCAGCGCATCGAAGTACGCGGTTTGTGCCGTCAGCGCGTCATCCAGCGCCTTCTTGATCCGCTCGACATCCTCCTGATACTTCGCCGAGCCGAGTTGCCCGTTCTCGCCGGCAGTCTTATTCGTTGCGTTGATGTAGCGCTGAAACTCGTTGCGGATCGAGCGCTGGGCCTCGACTTCCTGCCGCGCGCGATCGCCGCGGCCCAGGACATCGAGGCTGCGGGCGCTCTGCTCGTTGCGCGAGTCCTGGCCGGAGCCGATCGACAGATTGATCGCATCCACCTGCTGGCGGTACTGCTTGGCGTCCTCGGCCGACTTCTTCGTGATCTCGGCGATCTTCTTTTCGAACTCGATCTGGTTGGACAGGCCGACGTTCTTCTCCAGCTGCGCGCTGATGCGCTCACGGTCGGCGAGCAGGCTCTGCTGATCGGCCGTGAGGATCTTCTTTTCCTTGAGGTCCGCGATCAGCTGCTGGAACTCGACCTGCTTCTTCTGGGCGTCCGTGATCTTGAGTTCGCTATCGAGCTGCGACTGCAGCGAGGCCTCGGTCTGCTTGAGGGCCTGCAGCATCTTGTCGCCCGCGTCGTCCTGGAAGGCCTTTTCCTTGGCGCCCTTCGGGCCGCCGAATTCCTTGCGGATGGCGGCTTCGCCTGCGGCCACATTCTTCGGGTCTAGGAGCGCGCTGTCGGGGCTGCGCTTGCGCAGGTCTTCCAGGTTGTCGCGGTACTTCTTGAGTTCGCGGTTCACCGAATCAATGCCCTTGGCCTTGTCCTGCCACTTGGCGACATCGCCCAGCGCGTTGACCGCGGCCGTCTCGTCGCGGGCGACCACGCCCTGAGAAAAGCCGCGCAGCCGCTCCTGCAGTTCCTTGACGGACGCCAATGCGACGTTGGTCGACGCATTGCGCATCTGAACCTCGAAGTCCGACTTGCCGGTGACCGGCCCGCCGATTGGCCCCCGCGCCTGAAGCTCAGACAGGACCGTGCGCGCATCAGAGAGCGCTTCGCTGGCGGTCTTCGGGCGCCCGATGCCCATCATCAGGTCCCACGCTTTTTTCGCGTCATCGCCCATCAATCGCCAGGCGCGCGCGAGGACGCCGGCGGTTTCCTTCACCTCGGCCAGGCGCTGGTTCGTGATGCTGGCAGCGCTGGACACGGCGAGCGCAGCGGCCTCTTCCTTGCGGCCCTGCTCTTCCAACGTGCGAATGCGCTCGAGCGTCGTCGCCGTCAGGTGGTGCATCGTCTCGTTGAGCTTCTCCGAGGCCTTCGTCGGCTCGTCCGCCAACTTGGTGAAGGTGGAGACTGCTTCGTCAATCGACGTGCCGAGGACCCGATTCATGCCGGACACCGCGGCCCCTACCGATGTCATCGACTCCGATGCAATCTTCCCGCTGGCAGCGAGCTTTGCCACCGACTCGGCGGCGATCGCGTTCGTGCCGCCCATCTTGGTGATCTCGGCGGCCTGGTCCTGCAGCTGGGAGGCGGTGGTGCCTGCGTAGTTGCCCGTCAGGATCAATGCCTTGTTGTAGGCGGCGGTCTGCTGCTCGCCTTTGTAGAACGCGAGCGCGAGCAATCCGGCGGCCGCGGCGGCCAAGGTGAACGGGTTCACGAGCCCGAGCACATAGCCGCCCAGGGCGCGCGCGGCCGGGCCCGCGCCGCCGAACATGTCCTTCAGCTGGCCGCCCTGCTGCAGCAGCACCGTCAGAGGCGCCTGCCCTGCCTGAATGCTGGTGACGATGTCGGTGAACTGCGCCGGCACGCCGCGCAGCGCTGCCGCCGTTGCCTTGGCCGACATGCCCACGCGGTCGATGGCCGGCGCCGTCGCGTTGAGTGCCGCTTCGGCCGCCTTCTGCTTGGCGAGCGCGGAATCGAGCTGCGCGAGGTAGGGCTTGAGCACATCGGCGGGGATGCCCCGCTGATTCGCGAGCGCGGCGAAGTACTCCGACCCGGACTTCTTGCCGGCCTCGGCCGCCGCCGTCGTGCGCTGGATCGACGCGATCATGTTCCGCGTCGCGGCATCGAGCTTCGCTGCGGCCTGGTCGCCCCCCTTCCCTACCGCTGCGACGCCTTCCGCCGCCTTCTTGCCTTCGGTGACCGCAGTGACGCCCAGATCGACGAGGGAACGCTTCCCCACGGCGACGCCGGCCACCACCCCGGACGCATCCGCCGTGAACACCATCTTTGCGGTTAGATCGGTCATCGGTGTCCTGAAAAAAGAAAAGCCACCCGAGGGCGGCTATTGGTTTGCCTGCGCACGCATGTGATGCAGTGCCCCACGTTCCATGACGCGGATTTCTTCGAAGAGGTGCGACCACTCTTCGTGTGGCATGCCGAGCAGCCGAAAGACTGAAGGCAGCACCCCGTAGTCGAGGCCGGTGGCCCCTGCAAAACCGACGCGCCATTGAGTGGTCAGGCGCTCGAACACCTTGACGACGGCGAGATGCTCGGGCCAGCATTCAACTGTCAGGCTGGCTTCTTCTACGGTCAGCCCAAGCTCTGCCGCTTCGTGCGGCAGAGCGTCAGGCGTGTAGATGGCCCGGGCCAGCTCGATCAGTTTTTTTCTTTGGCCTTGATGAGCTCGGCGATGTACTTGTCGCGGATCGCCGCCGGCGCCGTGATGTAGTTCTGCGCGAGGCGCTTCACGTTCTCCACGTTGAACGGCTCCACCAGTTCCCAGCCGCTGGCCACGGCCATGACCTGGTCCTCGATCGACAGGTCGGTCAAGGTCTTGATGAAGTCGTCCATTTCGTCGCGGGTGCGATGCTTGAACGTGAATTCCACAGCGACCGGCTCGCCGCCGGGCTGGCAGATGTCGACCTTCGCGTTGAAGGTCGGGCTCGGGTTGAGGTTCAGCCGTGCCATATCAGCTTGCGTAGCGGATGAACAGGCCCTGGCTGCGGAAGGTCGCCTGCACGGTCATGATCTGGTTCGCGTCGAGCTTCGGCTCGGGATCGAAGCCGACGTTCACGTTGTAGTAGATGAAGCCGCCGTTCGGCAGCGCCGCGCGCAGGATGCGGTTCTTCACGTCCTGATCCGCGGCGATGAGGATCGGATACCAGCTCATGGTCGGGTCGTCGGCGAGCGTCAGGGTGAGCAGCTTCGCCTTGCGGAAGGTGTTTTTGCTGCGCTCGACGCCGTCTTCCAAGTAGGTCCACTCGACCGACTGCTGCTCACCGCCCGACGATGCGTTCTGCATCACCTGCGAGAGCGGCGCCCAGGTCAGCACCTTGCGCACCGAGCCAAGGCCGCCGAGGGCCGGGTACTTCGACACGTTGGTGGTGTCGTGGCCTTCGAGGTTGAAGGTGCCGGCCGTTTGGCCCGAGACGCGCGAGGGACGGTCGTTGATACCGGTCCACGCCGAGGTGATCTCGACAATGTCGCCATTCACGAGACCGTGAGCCGCGGCCGTGGCGACGGGTGGCGCGGCGTTGGTGAGCGCGGTCACCGGGATGGCCGCGCCATACGTCGCTGCCAGCGAGAAGACGGTGCCGTTGGGGAGGAATGCAGACATGGTGAAGGCCTTTCAGAAACGAAAAAACCCGCCGGAGCGGGTCGATGGACAAGCCCGGAGCGGGCAGAAAAAAGCCCGCTCAAGGCGGGCCGGGTTGAAAGGAAGTGCGATCTATCGGTTGGACCAGATGCTGAAGTCCTGCCGCGAACCGCGCAGCTTTGTGACGGCATCGCGGTCAGCGGTGCGGCCGCCGATCAGCTCGACTTGGAAAGCGGTCGTGAGCAGCATCGCGTTCTCGATCTGCAAGGCGATCGCGGCCACCTCTTTGCGCGTGTCAGCCCAGACGGCGACCTGGAAGCGACCGTTCTTCTTCGAGGGCAGCGCCCGTTCGAGGTACTGAATCGAGGTTCCGGTGATTTCCTGGTAGACGATGTAGGGCGTTACGGCGCCCTCGTCGGCCACGTCGGGATATGCACCGCCGGCGGCGAGCCCGTTCAGCAGCGTGTGGAGATCAGCTTCGACCGTCATATCGCTTCCCCTACTCGCTTGACCAGGTGCGCGCGAGCAACCTCAAGCGCGAAATCGACACGGGCGGCATAGGCCGGTCGGATGAATGGATGCGCGGGTGCGCGGCTGGTGCCGTACTCAACCATGAAGCCGTAGGGCACCTTCTGGTGATTCCACGAGATGTGATACGTCGCCTTCAGCTTCCCGCTGTTGTCCTTCGAGAACACCTGATAGATCGCGTTGCGCAGGCTGCCCGGCTCGAAGTAGTAACGGACGCCCGTCGACTTGCTGTTCTTGCCGTAGAAGTAGTGCGACTCCGCCGACATCGGCACGCGGATGCGCGCTTCGAAATACAGCTCTTCGGCGCCGGCCTGCGCCGCGGGCCTGATCGACTCTTCGGTCGCGAGCGCGATGCCATCGAACCACGCTTCGGCGCCGCTCGTGTCGAAGCCGATATGAAAGGCGCTGCCGTCTGGGTTGCCGCGGCCGTTAGCCATCGTTGGCGCCTGTCTCGCAGACCAAATCGATGAACTGGCGGCTCTGCTTGTTCGGGATCACAGCCTTGATGTCGTAAATCCGGCCTTCGTCGTCCAGCACGCGCATGCTCGCGAGCACGTCGGTGCGGCGGCGGATGCGGATGCTGGCCTTGATCACGCTCACGACTGCATCCGCGCGCACGGCTTCGAGCCCCGAAGGAAAGCGAATGTCGGCCCAGTCGGTATCCAGAAGCACCCAGCCGGGGATCGTCTGCCCGAGTTCGTCCTTGACGTTGCCGGCCTGCTGGATCGTGATCCAGTTCTTGAGCGTGCCGCCGCGCATCAGAAGCCCAGGTCGACCCGGTGCGGGGTCAGCAGGTGTTTCGAGCCCATCGGAAGTTGCTCGACGGTCACGGCGGCCACCACGTCCTCGCGGTTCTCGAACAGGTGCCCGAGGATCAGCAGGATGCCCGCCTTGATGAGGTCGTTCACCACGATGCCGGCGCGCGTCTGCCGGGCTGCAGTCTGAGCCTCCCGATAAACGGCATCGGCGTAGTCCCGGCTTGCCGCGCTCGCGACCGGGTCGGTGATCGCATCGGCGGCGATCACCGCAGCCGCGTAGGTGGTGCCGGCGGTGATGAGCGCAGCGGGCACTGCGGCGATCGCGGCCTGCAGGCTCACGTCATCGGCATACACGCGCCGGTTCAGGAACTTGATGGCCAGCAGTTCGGCCGCACCCAGGTACGGCAAGACCTGCCCGTCAGGATAGGCCGCTCCGAGCCGCAGATGCTGTTTTGCGTCGGCAGTGGTGATGAGCATCGGAATTCTTTCAGGCTGCAGCAGCAGAAACCAGCTTCAGGCCGAGCCGGCCCATGGCAACGAAGGGAGCGTCGTCGCTCACGTCGCTGGCGGACAGCAGCGCCTGGCACGCGGCCGGCGAGAAATTGATGCCAGCCTGCGCGCACGCGCCAGCCATGACAGCGGGATCGCCCAGGACCGCGGCGAACTTGTCTTCGATCAGCCCACTCGAAATGAAGTGAGTGACCGGCTCGGCACCAGACGCCGACAAGCCGGTCGTGAACATGCCTCCACCTGGCGAGCCGGCCAGTTGCTCGCACAGGGTGCGCGCTTGCGGCGCGAGTGCGGCAGGGACGATCAGGCAGCGATGGACGTAGGTCATAGCGCGATCCCCGCTTGTTGGGCCATGTACTGCTCGCACAGGGTCAGTTCAGGGGCGGCCAACAGGCGGCCGATGATGATCAGGCCGTAGAGGTTGCCGTTGAAGGGGAACGAAACCCCATTGCGGCGCCCGATATTCAAGGGAAGGTTGCCGAATGGTCCTTGCCCTGTGTTTGCTAAGCCAGCATTGCTGACAGAGGCCGCTGCGCCGTTCACGCGAAACACCGGCGTCTGCGTCGCGTGCGTTGTCCCCGCAAGGTCGAAGCCCACGCTCTCAACGCATGTCAACGGCGCGGCAAGGGCACTGGAGTTCGTCGCGCCAGCACCAAGGCCGCCATTGCGGGCCGCAGAAAGAGCGCCTGTAGCGTCTTCAGGAACCGTCATCCCGAAGGAGCCTGCGACCGCGCCGGATGCGCCGAGTTCAAGAAACTGTGACCGGCCGGCGTTTGTGGCCTTCCGAAGACCCGCAATTACCGTCACCTTGTCTGTGCTGGTGAAGTCGATCGATGCTGCCGAAGCCCACGAGTCATCCGTCCCATCGAACGCCCCGAAGGTCGCCTGCCATAACGGCCGGCTGGTTGTCGTAGCCTGGATGCAGTGGTTCGCCGCCCCGCTCTTGTCCATGATCCGGCCGATGGGGTCACCTGCTGCGGTCACCGGCGTGGTGCCGGCGCTGTCCTGCTGCAGCGTGGTGATGTCCCACGGGTCGAGCCAGAGCTTTGCAGGGCCTGCGAACGAGGCCATCAGCGCGGCCACTTGAGAAGAGAGCGACGCACGACCGCGCCGCGCAGCCGTCACCCGGCGCACCAGCGGACCCATGACCGGACGAACCAACGGGCGCACGAACATGTCAGCTTTCGGTGAACACGCCGACGGCGACGGTCTGCAGCGAACGGATCACCCGGTATGTCCCCGGGCCGGATAGAACGACGGCCGGCTGCGCTGCGGTGAGCGCGCCCACCAGCACGTCCGCATCGGGCGTGTCCAGCATGATGGCGAAGCCCCCGCCCGGCAACGCGCCAGCGGCGAAGAGGCCCACCGTGCGGGTCTGCCCGTCCGCCAGGACGATGTCGGCGCTGGTGGCCGCCGAGGTGGCCGCCGCGAGGATGGTGACTTGCGCCATTGCTTACTGCTCTTCCGCGGGGGCGGCGTCCAGCAGGTCGGCGAGGTCTTGCTTCTTCGCACCGTCCGGGATCGGGATGCTCTTCGCCTCGAGCGCGGCCTTGAGTTCGGTCACGGTCAGGCCTTCGGAAGCCTTGCGGACGACGGGCTCTTCCGCGGGGGCGGCGTCCACGTCGTCCTTCGAATCGACGTACTTCGCGGCATATGCGTCCTTCACCAGGTGCCGAGCGAAGGCGGCATCGGTGCGCAGGATGTCGCCTTGCGACAGAGCGCCGTAGCGCTGCGTGATGGTCTGGGTGAGGATTTCGACTTCGACGAGTTCCATGATGGCTCCTTGGAATGAAGAGGAGCCGGCCGAAGCCGGCCCCATGGGCTTAGGCCGGCACCAGATCGCCGTAGCGAGCTGCAGCGGGCTTCTCGACCGTCAGCGCCAGGCGGCGCTCGGCGCGGATCGTGATCAGGTTCAGCTGGAAGTTGTTTTCGTCGCTGTCCGACATTTCGACCACGACGCCCTCGCGAATCCACAGCGTGGCGGCTTGCGACAGGCTGCCGACCCACACCTTGCCGGCGGGCATGGCGTTCGAGGCGACCACGCTAGAGCCGAACAGCTGCGGCACGGCGGCCGAGCCCGGATCGCCCAGCAGGTAGCGGCCTTGCGTGTCCTTCGCGAGGCGCAGCTTCCACCAGTCGCCGGTGTTCAGGACCACCACGTCGGCCGGGTAGTCGGCCAGCGCGGCGTCGCCCATCGCAGCGCCGATCAGGTCGAAGCGGTTGTTCGTCAGGCCGGCGGCGGTCAGCGACGCGGCGGTGTAGCCGTGCGCCGTGAAGTTGCCGGCGTTCAGAAGGCCGTTGATGTTCGGTGCAACGCCATTGCCAACCAGCAGCTGGTTCTCGACGCGCAGATTCACGCCGTAGACCATGCGGCGATTGATGTACGCGGCAAGGGCGGCGTTGTCCTTCGCGAGCTGGCGGGTGATCTTGATCCAGTGCGCCACGGTCGAAATCGGCATGGTGCCGGGCGAGAACGTGATGCTCGATTGCGGCTTGATCACGCCTTCTGCGGTTTCCGCGGCAGCGTTGGTGAACACGTTTTCACGCACCCAGTCGATGGCTGGCGCCGAGGTCGGGATCTTGGTCAGCAGATCCTCGATCGTGAACAGGCGGAAGGCGCCTTCGACGATGCCGGGACGGCGCTCGCTGAAGGTGTTGCCGATCGCGTTAGTGACCGTGTTCTTCAGCTCGATGCGGATGCGGCCGTGTGCGTCAGCCTTGGTGAAGCCCTCGAACTCGGCGGCCTTGACGAACTGCTCGCCGTAGCCGTCTTCCTGCAGGGGGAGATCGTCCTTGGCGGCCTTGCGCTCTTGTTCGAGTTTCAGCAGACGATCGGCCAGCTCGCGCTGTTCGGTGCCGATGGTTTCGATCGCCG